CAAATGTGTCCTCAATCGAACCCTGGGAGACATAAAGGATTCTTAAAGCGGATGCCTCTAGATGAATTCGAAAAATACGTAATTGAATGCGCTAAAAGAGGCGCGAAAGTAGTAAACCTAGAAGGATCAGGAGAAGCAACCCTCAACAGACGACTTCCGGAATACATTAAAATACTTACAGAGCATAACTTAATGTCTTATATCTTCTCTAACGGATATAGATTTAAAGGAGACTTCATGAAAGAATGTATTGACGCCGGCCTAACCCGCATACGCTTTTCCATTATAGGGTACAACCCAGAGGTATATAAAAAATGGATGGACATCGATGCATTTGAAACTGTAAAAGATAATGCTATAAAAGCACAAGAGTATATTAAAGAGACAGGTGCCTCTACCGAGATAGCTTCATACCATTTAATTACAGATAACAATCAAATAGATCTTGAAATAGAAGAGTATAAAAATAATTGGATTAAACCTACAAATTCTTTAGGGGAGATTTGGAAAATGCATAACTGGTCTGGGGTATATGAAAATCCAAATGAACGTAGTGGGAAGGTTAAGACTTGCGGTAGACCCTTTGCTCCGGAAATAACTATCCGAGCAGGAGGGTTAGATGGGAAGACAGGAGCAGTCCATCCATGCTGTCAGGTATTAGGGAGAGATGAAGAAGCAGTCTTAGGTCACATGTCTGAAAGTACTTTTGATGAGATTTGGAATGGAGAAGAATATCAAAGACTTAGACAAGGACATATTACAGGAGATTATCCTTCCTACTGTGAAGGGTGTGATTTCCTGATAGACGACCCGGAAGTGTTAGTATATACAAATCATAACAGATCGGTACATACTCTACCAGGTACAGACTTTACGTTAGAGGAATATAGATAATAAAGTAAAATAAAGTTGTATTATAGAGAAAAGTAACTATATTAAGTATTAATGAAGAAGTTTATAGAAGGAACAGAGCTAGTTCAAGCGGGGTTTGCTAACGGGATATCGACTCAATTAGCAGCTAAACAAGAAAAAGAAGGACCTGAAGCCAGGTTAACAGAAAAAGAGAAGCAGGAAATTATAACTAAAGCCTCTAAGCATTTCGGAGACTTTCTCACAGCTTTAGGAGTAGATTGGAAAAACGATCCTAACTCTTCTGATACTCCTAATAGAGTAGCTAAAGCATATGTTAACGACTTATTTGCCGGAAGGTATAATCCGCTTGACCGTATTACTGCTTTTCCTAGTGATGGTTATGACGGTATAGTCCAAGAGTCGAATATACCTGTTACTTCTATGTGCTCCCATCATCACCAGACTATTCAAGGTAAGGTAAGTATTGCTTATATAGCTTCTGAAACCGGTAAGGTTGTAGGACTATCTAAGCTAAATAGGATAGTTGAGCAGTTCGGTAGACGAGGTGCAATACAAGAACAACTAACTGTCGCTATCCATAATGCAGTGGATAAGATATGTGAAGGTAATTTAGGAGTGGCAGTAATGATAGATGCAACTCATAATTGTGTATCGTGTAGAGGAGTAAAGCATCAAGGAGCTTCTATGCAAACAGCTAAACTTACAGGGTGCTTCTTAAACGAAGATTCTGCTAAAGCAGAATTCTATAAAAATATCGAACTAGCAAGTATTTGTAGACATTAATAAGTAATATAAAAATGAAACAGTTAAAATCACAACTAAAAATGCTCTGGACTTGGTTCTGGGGTAAAACTGCCATCGATGAACAGGCAGTAGAGGCACTTACAGAGGTTAAAAAGGAAACCAAGCGCCGAGTAAGGAGAGTTAAGGAAGAGTCTAAAGATGTCAAGAAGTCTGTCAAGCAGGTTAAAAAGCGGGCAGAGGGCGTTGTAGATGCAGCTAAAGGCTCTAAGAGAAAAGGACGTAAGTCAACTAAGACAAAAATAGATAAAAAGTAAAATTATGAACACAGAAGAATTATTTGAACAAATGAAAGACCTCTTTACACAGTTTGAGGAAGGTCACCACGCTCCAACCAAGTCGGGAAAAGCTAAAGCTAGAAAAGCCATCGGAGAGGTTAAAAAACTAGTCACAGAGTATAGAAAAGCCAGCGTAAGCGAGAATAGGTAATGAAGTATTGGAGCGTAACAGTCCAGTGGGAACATGAAACCGACACAGGACGTGTACAGAAAACTAAGGAACTCTACCTAGTGGAGAGCGTATCCGCTACAGAGGCAGAAACAAAGATCTATCAGAACTTCGAAGGCGAATCAGGTTTCTCTGTCATTAAAGCAGAGCAATCTAGAATCCTTGAAGTGATAGAGGGTCAATAGAAGAGCCGAAAACTCTACCTTAGAGAAAGAGTCCTTGAGAGAGGGCTCTTTTTTTATTTAAGTAAGAGTTGTATAATTAACTAAAAATTCGTATATTAAAGTAAATGGGACCAAGATCAAGAATAGTGTTAGTAGGAGCGTCGAGTACTGGTAAGAGTACTGTAGCGGAGTTATTGAAAAAAGATTTAAGTAGTTATGAGTTTGTAGCTGAAAGTACACGTACGGTACTTAGTTATGGGTTTCCTATAAATGAAGAAGGAACATCAGTAACTCAATTAGCTATTTCAAACTTTCATTTAGAAGCTCTACTAAGTAAAAAAGATCTAGTATTGGATAGGGGCTATTTAGATTTAGTGGTATATTCAAGACTGTTAGATAATATAGATCAAAAAGTATTAACATATATAGAAGAGACTTGGAAGAGAATAAAGCGGAACTATACAGGCTATGTTTATTTTCCGATAGAGTTTAAATCAGTCGACGATGGAGTAAGGAGCGTAAACGAGGAGTGGAGGAGAGCTGTCGATAAAGAGTTCGTAAGAGAATTGGAAAATAGTAATATCGATTACTTAACTGTAAGCGGGTCTCCTATGCAGAGAGTAGATCAGATACTAAAGAATGAAAACTTCCTACAAGGATTCGACCTGAGTAAGATATTATAGAAAGTTCTTGTTTCTTAAAGAGTAAGTTATTATCTTTAGGTATAATAAAAAAATAAAAGTTATGAATAAGATAAGAGATAATTTTGAAGTACCGAAGCATTTCACCTACCTAGACTCTTTCGTCCTTCCTAAAAAAATGGAGAAGAGTAGGAGAGCCCTAGACGAACACATAGATGAAAGCATAAGGTTCAAGTATTTCCTCAAGTTAAAAAATAGAAGAGAGCTGCATGACCACCTGGTTTATAAGTCTGAAGACTTTCCCGTACTGAGGTTAGTATACCTCTTAATATGGAAATCACCTTCTGGAACTAAACATACGTTTAAAGTAGGTCAATCCCAAAAATGCTTCCAGCGTATAGGGAAAAATTATTTAGTGGGAACTGGAGCTAATACAGGGTGGTTATCTCCTGCTATGTATGCTTTTCTAAAAGAACGTGGAGGAGAGTTTGAAATATTCTATAGAGGTTTTGATGATAAAGTTGCTAAAGTAGACGGCGATATCGAAGTAGAATATACTCCTAGATTAGATACAATTGAAAAGCACTATCAAAAGACTCTGAATATAAAGGACGGAAAAGCAGCAGTGCAGGAGTTTTTTAAAAACTTAAACTTTAAATACGTAATAAAATAAACAAAATGGCGAATAGTAACAGAACAGAGATCTATATAGAAGGATCTAAAGAAGCGATTGACAACTTTGTAGAACGATTTGAAAAGTGCCACGATGGTCCTTATCCAAATCAAGAAGAAAATCCTCACATTGTTGATGAATTTGGAGCAGATGCAGAATTATTTATTGATAAAGTTGGTTCAAAATGGGTTCAAATTTGGGATGAAGGATGTTATCGTTCAAGTGATAATAGATGTGAAATTTATTTAGATACAGCTTGGTACCCACCATCAGATATGATTTTAGAGATCTATAGACAAATGGCTGAAATTGATGATGAAATTAAAGTATCAGGTAAGTATTGGGATGAAGGATATCAACCAATTGGTGTTTTTGAAGTATATTATGGACAGATAATTGAGGAACAAGATCATGACTTAGATGAATCTGAATGGGATGAAGAAATTGAAGCAGAAGGTGAGCAGGAATATGATAGAAACTTCTGGGAAGAGGTAGTAGATCCTGCGTTTACTGTACTTCAAGAGAGATTAGATAAAGTAATGAAAGAAATATAACATGAAACACCAGCCAGCTAAACTAGTAGTAAAAGATTTAGAAGAGTTTGAACGTATGGTGACTAGTCAAGACTTTGTACTAGCTAAAAGTATTGTTGAAGGTATATTAGCCAATATAGATACTGACGAACCAGAAGCTCGCCTCCTAGCAATAACGGTTAAGTCTGAAAGTGCCGTCTACGATGTAACTGTGCCTAGAGAGGATTTTGCAGAAACTTTAGAACAGAATCTAGCTCACTACGTTAAAGAAGAGCAGTACGAAGAGTGCCGACGCATAGCAGATACGATAGAACAGTTAAACAGAGGAAAACTTTCAAAAACAGTAACAAGTCTTAAAAGTAGGGTATGATTGAAGTTATCAAACATATATTAGGGCTATGCGGCGAACATAACCATCCCTCTCTATTAACATTCCTAACTGCAGAAGGACTCCTTAGCACAATCTCCGTGTACATTTCCGGAATTGTAAAAAACTTTCTCAAACAACTTTAAGGAAATAGTTGCTTCTTACGAAGCTAGTTCGTATCTTTATAGTATAATAAAGAAATAAAAATTAAAGTTATGCTAGATCAAACAAAAAACACACCAATGACCATCGAAGAAATTCAAAAGAAAGCACCTGCTGTATTAGCTCAAGGTACTGCATCAAGAGTTTCAAAACATTTTACTCACATTCCAACTACAACGCTAATTTCTGATATGGAGAAGCTAGGATGGTATGTTGCAGATGTAGGGCAGCAGAATTCCAGTATCGCTTCAAATCAAGAATTTGGTAAGCATATGGTTATCTTTAGAAATAGTGATATAAAGATGACTGACGATAGTGGTGATACCGTATTCCCTCAAATACTTATTACTAATGCTCATAACGGAACAGCTGCATTTCAATTCAATGCCGGACTATTTAGATTAGTTTGCTCGAATGGATTAGTAGTATCGACTGAGAATTTTGGATCGCTTCGAATCAAGCATAGAGGATATTCTTTCGAAGAGTTACAGACTACAGTTATGAAGATGGTTGAAGAGCTTCCAGCAACAGTTGAGGTATTAAATAAATTTAAAGCAGTTGAATTATCTGAAGAGCAGAAAATAGAGTTTGCTTTAGAAGCTCTAGGGGTTAGGTTTGACGGAGAACAGGCTGTAGTTGAACCTAAGCTTCTTCTAGAACCAAAGAGAGAAGCCGATAAAGGAAATAACTTATGGGCTGTGTATAACGTAGTTCAGGAGAATATTATCCAAGGAGGATTTGCATATAAAACTCCTAAAGGCAGAAATAAAACTGCTAAAAAGATTAAAGCATTTAAGAGAGATATTAAGGTAAATAAGGAGCTATTTGCATTAGCAGAATCTTTTGCACAATAAATAGGTAAGTTTTAAAGGAGACTAGGGACCTTATAGAAATATAAGGTCTTTTAGTCGCTTTAAGTTGTTTAATTTAAAGAAAAGTACTATCTATAAGTAATCATGAAAGTAAAACATTATGCGTTCTTTTCGCAAACCGGTAGTGAGATAGCAGCTATTGCTGAACAGACTGGGAAGTGGCCGGATAAGATTATAACTAATAAGAGGCCGAGTGAAAAGAGAACTATAAGCTCCCAACTTGCCGGAAAGGAGATTATATACTTAAGCAATAAACCAACAGTTGAAGAATATTTAGAAGTACTTGGAGATGAGCAATGCCTTATAACTCTTCACGGATGGTTAAGGATAGTACCTCCTGAGATTATAGAGAAGTATCCTAGCATTTTTAACGGACACCCTGGCCTTATAAGTTCTTACCCTCAACTCAAAGGAAAAGATCCTCAAGAGAAAGCATATAGAACCGGTCTAAGCGTATCAGGTTGTGTTATACATAGAGTAACAGCGGGAGTGGATGAAGGACCTATCGTAGAGGAGGAACGTGTGGAGATCCAAAATTTGAGCTTAAGCCAAGTATATGAAAAACTTCATGAAACCTCTATAAGACTATGGGTAAAGTTCTTTAGAGTAATGTCCTCCGCTCTTTAATAGAGCTTGCCATTCAAAGAAACTATTCATATATTACAGTATGTCAAAATTAAAAAGTTATTTTAAAAAGGTTTTAGAGGAGATTAGTTGGAGAACTCATCAATGGAATTTTAAGTATTCTAATTTTGAATTACTTTTAAACGAAGGAGGTTCAACCTGGGGATTAAAAATATGCGTATTTACAATTAATTATAGAGAGTATGCACTACTATCTTTCGAGTCCAGACTACCTAATAAAACATCTGTCCGGAAATTCACAGTAGACCATTGGGATGTATTATTCTTACGAAACTGGTTATGGAAGATGTATGATGACTTAAGTGATAGAGACCTATGGTCTAAGAATTTATCAACCTGGGAAAGTATTAAGCTTATCATTTTAGATAAACTATTTAATTAAATGAATATAAAACACCTACTCACAGGGATAGCTATATTTACCTTAGCTCAGATACTGGCATGGTATCAAACTAACGGGCAGTTTATCTCAAGCTGGATGAAAGATCATCCTTTGTTAGTCTCTACTATAGTTGGAATACCTACTGGGATATGTTACATATACGGAACCAAGTTTATAGTATCTGCTGGACCAGAACAAGCTCTTTGGCCTAGTCGATTGATAGGATTCTCATGCGGTATAGTAACATTCACAATTATTACATACTTACATACAGGAGAAAATATAAATTTAAAAACAGCATCCTGCTTAGTGTTAGCTTTAGGTATAATGTTAATACAAGTTTTATGGAAATAACGATATTTATAAAAGATAGAATCACATACTTTAGGGCGTGAATTTTAATCAATTATTAACCCGCTGATCTTCGGACAGCATAAATTTAAAAAAAAGTGATATGAGTACATTATTTTACGAGAGAAACCTCTCACCATTCGATTTATTATTTAAAGACTTCTTTAAGTCTGAATTAAATTTTCAACCGGCTATCGAAGCCAAAATTAACCACCCTGTAGATATTTACGAAAACAAAGCTGGCTTGCATTTTGAAATTGCATGCACAGGTCTTACTAAAGACGATGTTGAAATAAATATTGAAGGAGATGTTTTAAAAGTCTCCTACAATAAGCCTCAAGATGAGGAATGCTGTGAGGTAGATAACTGCAAATATATTCATAAAGGAGTTGCAAGACGTTCTTTCAATCTTGGATATAAGATAGCAGCTAAGTTTAACCTTTCAAAAGCTTTAGCAGAGATGCAAAACGGATTACTAAAAATATCAGTTCCTTTTGCAGAAGAAGCTAGACCTAAAGTTTTAAAAATTAAGTAACCAATAACGCCCTAAAGTTGGTTCTTAAAGTTTTAGTTCTTATCTTTACGGTAAGATAAAGAAAGATAAGTTATGAAAGTATTTAAAGATTTAGAATGGAGAAGTTGGCAAGATGGTGTAGCAGCTACTCAAAAATTTGATAATGGATTTGAACTGAGTATAGTTGCAGGTCCTGGTAAATACAGTTCACCTAAAGATGAAAGGAATTCGCCTGATGATTTTATTTCATTTGAAGTTGCTATTTTTGATCCTCAAGGTAATTGGGCTACAAAGGATTTTGTCCCTGATGCTGATGATGATGTTATAGGATGGCAAGATAGAGGTCAAATCAATGCATTAATGTTACTAATTCAATCCAAAAAACACTATTAATTAGCGAATACATGATTACAGTTTCAGAAAGAGCAGCTAAGCAAATCTATACTCTTATGAAGAACGAGAACTTAAATGAAGAGTACTTTGTTCGAGTATCTGTTGTAGGAGGAGGGTGTTCTGGTCTGAGCTATAAAATGGATTTTGATAACGAAAATCAAGAGAACGATCAGATTTTCGAGAGTAACGGATATAAGGTCGTTTGTGATATGAAGAGCTTCTTATACCTATGTGGTACAGAGTTAGACTTCACGGACGGCTTGAACGGAAAAGGTTTTCAATTTAACAACCCTAACGCAAATAGAACTTGTGGATGCGGTGAAAGTTTTGCAGTATAGTTTTATGGATATAATAGTAGTAGTATTAATCACCGTAGTTTTGATAGCTATGAGTTTAAAATAGAAAGTTATGAATACATTAGATAGACAATATAGTAGATTGTTAGATACCGTCTTAGAGTACGGAGAAGTAAAAACTGATCGCACCGGTACAGGTACTAAGAGCATCTTCGGATACACAATCAGACACACTATGAGTAACGGCTTTCCTTTACTAACCACAAAAAAGATGGCAGTCAAGACAATGATGACTGAGTTAAAATGGTTCTTAAAAGGGGACACTAACATTAAGTACTTAGTAGATAATAACTGTCGTATTTGGAATGGTGATGCGTATAAACATTATGTAATATGTACACCCACCCCTCCAGGAACTCCTGCTAGATTAACTCAAGAAGAGTTCATTAATAAAATCAAAACAGATGATGAGTTTGCTAAGAAGTGGGGTGATTTAGGACCTATATATGGGAGAATGTGGAGAGCGTTTGATGAAGATTCTTATGGGGGAATAGACCAAATTGCAAACTTAATTAACGACCTCAAAACAAACCCAGACTCGCGAAGATTAATGGTTACTGCATGGCATCCGGGTTATAATCAACACTCAGTTCTCCCTCCTTGTCATTACGGATTCCAGTGCTATGTATCTAACAATAAACTATCCCTGATGTGGAATCAAAGAAGTGTAGATATCCCGTTAGGGCTTCCATTTAATATAGCTTCTTACGGAACCCTCCTACTACTCTTGTGTGAAGAGACTGGATACGAACCTGGAGAGTTAATCGGAAATTTAGGAGACTGCCACATATACTCAAATCAGATAGAAGGAGTACGGGAGCAGATTAGCAGAGATGGCTTCAATCTACCAACCATCAAGCTATCTAATGTAGATGTACTAAACGGTGAGTTTGACTACGAACTAGTAGATTATCAATCTGCAACACCAATTAAATTTCCCCTCTCTAATTAAGTTGTATTTTTAACTTAAAGTTCTTATCTTTAGGTAATGGAAGAAGTTGATACTAGAGTATATAGAGTAGGGAACGAAGACCTAGTTTTAGAGGAGGTTAGTAAACTCCGTCCCCTAAAGTATAATAAATTTCAATGGTGGCGTAGGTTTGCATCCCCTAATAGACCTTTAGAAGATAAAGCTCCTTTAATTGATAAAATTAAGAACGGGGACTTAGAATTCTCAAACTGCTTCTGGCAAGCATTATATACAGAGTTAGAACTTAATGCAAAGAGAAAGGAAATTAAAGACAGTATGAAGTGGATTGAAACTACTCAAGTGGATAGAGCAAGAAGAAAGCGTCTATGGGAAGATTTTGAGAAGGAGGAGGCAAAAAAGCTTCAATATATTAAAAAGCAATTTGTAAAGATCTTTAAAATGACTCCGGAAGATTATGAAGAGCAGTTATTAAAAATAGACGGTACGTTGGAGGACTTTTATTACAGGTGTGAGAGTTTATTTGGATTTAAGATTAAAGAACCTAAAGGACCTAGAGTAAAGAGACAGCCAAGAGTAGTAAAATATAAGCGCCCTTAAATGGCAGATAAGAAACCAGATAACGTAGTATGGGATGAAAAGGAGAAAAAGTATAATGCTTCTATTTTACCATACGCTACAAATATAAGCGGACCTGTTATAGAGATAGAAGATGTAAGTGCTTTCAAGCAGAGAGGCGTACATAAAGCTCAGAAAACTTTCACAGCGAAGTATGAAGAACTTAAGGAAGAGTGGAACCATCTAGTAGATGAAGTAGAATTAAATAAGTTAATTTATAGCGCTAAATATTCTTTCGAGCCTGTTATAGGAGAGACTTATTATTTATATGTAGGGAGAGATGAAAAGTACTTCCTATCTCTTATTCATCCCTCTGAATGGAAAAGAGAACTTATAGCATCTGTAAGGTTAAATTCCGAACATAAATGGGTATCCGTAAAGAAGGATTAATACTATTTATTAATAGATGCAAAAAGGTAATACATTAAAAAAAGTAGAGCTAGAACAGCAGGAGTTTTGGGAAAGTACTAGAGTAGCTCCTCCATTTAAGAATAAGAAAAAGTATAGACGTAAAGAAAAGTATAAACCTAATTATGAACACAGGAGGGACTAAAGCATTATTATTCGAAGCACTAGATACTCAATTCGAGAGGCAAGAAGAGGAACAGCAACTAAATAGGTTCGGCGGAGATGCCAAGCCAGAAGATAGTATTAAACTTCCTCTACAGGAAAGATTAGAGTATTATAAAAACTACTTCACTAATATCTCTCCCTCTACATTCGATATTGATACCGAAGGAGACTCAATAGTGATAAGCGGATTAGATAAGCCGTACCCTAAAGATTTTAACGATGTAGAAGATATAAAGCAGGTTCCTGTAGTACAAGAAGGTATGAGAAAATCTAGACTTAAAGAAATAATAAAGCAGTCTTTAGAGGAGGAGAAGAAAAATATTCACGAACCAGTTAAGCCTGGTATTTTAAAAAAGAGATTAGGTAAGTTATCCTGTACCAAGGTTAGAAGAGAAAGGCAGGGTTTAAAGGATAAAGGAACTCATTACGCTAAAGCATTACAAAGATATTTAAATTATCAAGATTGCTAATGAAACTAACTTCCAATAACTTTAATAACCGAGGCTACTTCTTAAATCCATCCGATGAGATCCAAACCCTACTAGATACAGACTCAGTTGAGATGTTTGATCAAAACGGCTATCACCTGACACAAGCGGAGCAGGCCTTTCTTAATACAAATGGATATGAGACCGTAGAGAGGAGAGTAGAGGACTGTATTAGACAGGATTGGCTTGTATGGGATAGTAGAGATAAAGCACACATCAATCATTCAGACTTATTTGAAAGAAAAGGATTTCAAGGAGAGGCATTAGAGCAATTAGAATATTACGCAAAGTATAATCCAATGCTCTACAAGGTAGCAAAGATGAAACCTAAATGGGGAATCGATATCAGCATCGACTATGTAAGTGAAGATAGAGTATTTGAAGTATTTCACTACGAATGGGATGCTTTTGAATTTCATTTAGTACAAGAGAAGAAAGAGGAAATAGAGAAGTTTGTATTAAATCAAGATTGGGATGAGATTGCTGAACTATTATGGAAGAGGAGAGACGAATGGTTAGAGCTTCCTTTCTTTGAACAGACTAAATGGCGTACGGATTATTTTGGGCTAAGTCCGGAAAAGTTCAAAGATGTTATCTGGGATAATAGCTAAAAAGTAGTTGCCTTCTAACATAATAATTCTTATATTATGTTAAATGAATAAAATTAAGATCAGCCACGAAGCTCCCTTATCTATTTTTGACGAAGTTACTAACCTAACTGATTACCAGTACTGCTTAGTGCACTTGATGGATGAAAGTCCAGAGTATAGAGATAAGTTTATAAAGCTCTGTAAGGAGAAGTATGAAGTTATTTTAGACAATAGTATCTTTGAATTAGGAACAGCTTTCAAAGGAGAAGACTACTTTAAATGGGTTAAAAAATTAAAACCTAATTGGTATATAATTCCGGACGTATTAGAAGACTGTGAAGGGACTATAGAGCAAGCAGAAGAATGGATTGCTACATATGGTAAGAAAATACCTAGAAGAAGTAAATCGATCGGAGTAGTTCAAGGAAAGACTTTAGAGGAAATCATACGGTGTTATAAAGCTTTAGAATGGCTAGGAGTAGATATGATTGCTATCTCTTTTGATTATTCTCTATATGAAAAAATGTTCCCTCACCCTAATCAGAAACTTAGCTGGATGATGGGAAGAGTACAACTGTTAGGGATACTGCTTGATATGGGAATTATTAATCCTGATATACCTCATCATCTTTTAGGGAGCGGCTTGCCTCAGGAAGGTCTTTACTACAAGGACTACAATTGGATTTACTCTACAGATACTTCTAACCCTATTGTACACGGTATCAAAGGTAAGAAATATATTGAGAACCAAGGACTGTGGAGTAAAGAGAGCCAGAAGCTACATGAAATGATCCATTACCCTGAAGAGGAGATTGATATGGAGTTGGTAGAGTATAATGTAAGCCAGTTTAAAAGCTATTGGAATGAAAGAAAGAATTGAAGTAAACGGAGTATGGTACGTTAAGGAGAAAGCCTTACAGAAAGAACTCTTTATAAGTGAGTTTGACGGAATAGTCTACGAGAACGATCTTTTCAGTCTAGAAGTTACCCGCTTAAAAGATGGAGACGGTCTACCTACTGAGAATATACTTATGGAATATACCAGTAAGGTACAGCCTTATATTAAAGAAGGATGGGATAATGTAGATTGGATGATTGGAGTATATCGAAACAGTCCTGCCTCAATAAGACAGTTATACCCATTAATGGGAGAAGAGAGAATTAAACAAATACAATCTATAATCAGAACTTTAATAGAGAAAGGGTGGATTAAACTCAAACCAACCTTTAATCTAGATCTTTAAGATGAGTGTGCAGGATTGGGATTGGCAAGATATGTTACCTAGAGAAACAAGGCCGTGGGGTACCTACGAAGTACTGCTAGACACGGACTACTGTAAAGTAAAACGCATAGTAGTTAAACCAGGGGCCAGACTAAGCTACCAGTTTCACGAAAAGAGGAGGGAATGCTGGACTGTAGCACAAGGTATGCTAACTGTAGTTCTAGATGATGAAAAGCTATTTAGAGGGGAAGGTGAATCAATTCGTATCCCTTTAGGGACTAAGCATAGAGCTTGGAATGAAAGCGATAAGCCTGTCATATTCATAGAAGTACAGACAGGAACTTACTTTGGCGAAGATGACATAATCAGAATAGAAGACGATTACGGAAGAGGATAAAATAGTTGCTTCTTAAGCGGCAAGTTCGTATCTTTATAGTATAATAAAGAAATAAGAGTTATGTATTTAGATTTAGAAGTTCAAGCAGATCGTTACGAAATAGA